TTGTCCGGGATCGTGGTCGATAAGAAAGTCGATTGCTTTATTTTCTTTCCATGACTTATTAAACATTCCGCGCCTGGCTATATCGCCCGCCCGGTCTATGTTATCGTACGCACAGTGTGCAATAACCGCTGTGCGGCTATCCTTACTCATTTCGAGTAATTCAAAAGGCTCTGCGGCCTTGAACTCAATTTGTTCCATGTGGTACGGATTAAAAACTTCTATAAAAATAATACTTAAACCAATACGGCACTATTTTTTCTTACCAGCCGACCGTTTGCATCGCGCTTGGCAGCAAAGGTTAGCACACACCGGCAGTTGCACACATTGCCCGCACTCGCCTGCGGATCGCCCGGACCGCTCATTAAATCAACACCGATCTGCAATTTGCCTTTATACACCGGTACAAGAAATTTCTCTTTGAAGTCAAGGGTAATATCATCCACATTCCTGTGCGAATGTCGCGTACGGTGATCGTTTGCCGCAACCCATGTCTTAGTCGATTCCCAATTGCTTTTTTCCTGTCCTAATCGCTGCCCGTAGTTCATTGCCTTGTTCGATTCAGTACGGACGATAAGCCGTGCGCGCCATAGTAACAACTCCGGCGATTCGAGTGCGTAGGCTATTTTATCCGCGCCCCAACCTTTCTCAACCCCTTCGCTGATTACTTGCAGGATTTGCTGTTTGGTTGTTTCACTGATTGGCAATATTGCCTGTGATAACAGGTATTTGTTAAAGAACAGTAATATTTCACGCAGGAACTCTTCGTTGAAACCGAAGGAAGCTTTAACCTCGTTACCCTTCGCACTCTGCTCCAAATCCCAAATAGTTTTATTGGCAAAGTACAGCCCAACATTTTTATAAATATCACGTAGCACAGGTGCGAGTTGTGCATTGATCTCAACCGTATCAAGCGAATTCTGCGCAGCTTCAATACCCTTGCTGCGTAGCATTCGAACTACAGGCTGGATTTGTTTATGCAATGCATTAAACACTGCTTTCAAGTGCTGCCGCTCGAATAGTTTCATCCGGCGTATATGTTTTGCGGAGTATTGGGAATTTGTCATAACTTACAATCCTCAGAGAGTGGTTTTGATTCATTCAGCCCTGATCGTTCCCGGTTGGGGCTTTTAATTCAACGTCGGATGTTCCTGGTTCGTCCGTAACCGCTCCCTGTAAAAACCACGTAAAGCCTCGCGTTCTAATCTTCGCTGCTTACAATTACGCTCCTCAGGAATTCGCGGGTACTTTGCCATTACTTTGGCTTCTATTTGCTGCTCCGTTAGCATTGTATAATGATGTTAATATTTCTTCGCCACCGTCAGTCTGTGTTATTGAATCGAGGGTTGCCATGCCAGAGGGAATAAGGATTTTATCGGCGCCTTCCTCCCCCGACGGATCATAGCCAATAGCTTCCCTGAATTCATCTGTTGATATCGGCGCTTTCGTAAGCCATTCAATCTGTGTTTTCTTATCCTCCTGCATTTCCGGCAACGCATCAAAGTCGCTGCAGATAACCGCCGTATTCTCCATCCCGAACGCTTTAGGTAGGAACCGGTTTAATTCCCCGTCCAGTTGTTTACAGTCCGGCATTATCTCGTTATTCACCCAATCGCGTGAGGTAAGCTGCTTCTCTGCGTATGGTGTATGTGAATCGAAAAAAGCGTATGGTGTGCCGAGCAGGAAACAAAGTTCTTTCATCGTGTATTCCTTGCCGTTGAGTATATCCATATCCACCGACGTAAGGCCAAGCTGGTGCGCCGACCATTTACCCTGTACGGCCGCAACCGTTCCTTTGGCGTAGATATTGTTGATTTTATTGTCCACCACGTCCTTTAACTGGCTGGCTTGCTTCGGATCCGTTGGCGCCATCGTTTCATTCGCTATCAACACCTTCGCCCCGCCGTTCTGGTTCATCGCTACGGTCATATCGGTTGCGCTATCGTTGGCAGTAAGAACCCTTCGCCCTGGCTGCAGTGCAGACATACCACGCAGTTGAACGCGGGTGTAACTATCCCAATTAAGGTTAATATCCTTCCACTGGATAACATCAACCTGCCTGAATTTAATATCCGGCCGCGATTGCAGCGAGTATCCAGCTATGCCGTACGGGTTATCATTCTCCGGAATCACCACCACGTCCTGCGATGGCAACACATACATTTCGAGGATCGGCTTTTTGCTATGGGCAAGATCATCGAGTGGTACAAGTTCATCATCAACCAACGCATCAGTATCACCCCGGTTCAACCAGATATACGCCTCACCACAAACTTTGTAGAATGCACGCACTTTGGTAAAGAAAGCATCCTGCCCCTCAAACTTATTTGGACGGTTAAGCAGGTCGGTCAGCGCGCCGGTCAATCGATCATCTTCGGCTTTACCCTCCTGCCCTGCCTTCTCCACATAACGCGGAATAGATCCAAATTTCTTTGAATCCCTTTTTACGATAGCATAAACTGCCGCGTTGTTATTGAAGGTTTGATTAACGACGTTGCCGTTATTAATCTCGGGGTAAACAGCTTTGGTGCCAGTAGACCAGATAGAGGTCTGCGTGCCGTCTTTCGGGACACGTCCAAAGCCTAACCATTGAAAGAAGCTTGCCATGTATGGGTACGGATTAAAAACGGGTAGCCAAATATAGGGAAAGTTTTGTATTACATCGCAGTCCAGGTGTATTGAGGCCCCGAAAGTTTAGTAAACACAGCATAACGCAGCGCATCAAGCGCGTGATCGTGCATCTTTACTGGTTCTTCTGCTGGCAGTATATTCCCATCTTTATCTGTTTTCCATTTGTAGTTTTTCAGCTCATGCAAAAGGTTCGTACTATTTTCTGTGATATAGAGCGGCATTGATTTTACTTTCTGTATTCCTGCCCAAACATCTTTATCGGCAGGCTTTGCGTTGTAACCAGCGCGGTATAATTCTTCAATCGTCTTTGGTTCTGCTGCATCGCAAAATATTTCACCGTACTTACTTAGCCCGATGTTCTTATATGTTTCTACCAGGTCATTTGTCGTAAGCCCGGTTGTATACATCAACTCATCGGCATAGATAGCGTTTTCGAATATCTCTACCTGCACCAGTGCGCTGGCAACCTTGTAACCAAAATCCTGCCCAAACCATGTTTCGCCGCGCCCAGGAAGTTCCTTGCATATTTTCCAGTTAGTGTATACGCTGGCAGTTGACTTACCGCGCATACCAAGCCCATATACTTCCCACATATACGGATCGCCTGCATCCTTATACGCTTCAATGTAACTCACCTGTGTATCGGTCAAGTTCTCGCGGTTGTCGTTGTAAGTTGAGTGGATTGTTTTGTTATTTGGATTATCTGCAACAGCATAACACCAGCAATCAAAATCTGCAGGGTTTAGATCGATCAGTATTTGCCCGGTTGTACGCATGGCAAGCTGATCAAATAAAACTTTCTTGATAAGGTTTGCTTCGTTGACAAAAAGTATGTCCCTGCCCGGTCCGCGCGCCTTACCTTCATCTTCCAATCCAAATAGTTCAATGTAACTGCCGTTAGGAAACGAGTAAATAAATTCAGTGTAGGAAAAATTATTATCATTCCATAACCCCCAACGCTCCATGATATCGCGGAAGTCCCTATATGCCCCGCGCTTAATATGCGGGAGTGAATGGGAAACGATACTTATGCGGATCTTTCGGCGTGTTGCGAGATAAATTAAAATCTGTATTACGCCGTATGATTTACCACTACGTGCGCCGCCTTCATTGACAATAACCGGATAACCCGCCTCAATAGCTTTTAGTGTGCGCTTAGCGGTGATCGTGAATTTGACGTTGATGGGTTCATTCACCTGGCGGCATTATGATGTTTATTGGGATCAAGTCTTTCCCATCCGCGCCGGTCAGTTCGGTGCGGGAACTTTCGCGCCACTTATCTTTCTGCCGGTTCTTTAGCCAGAATATAGCAGCTGTGGTATCAGGTGGATAAATCTTTCGGATCGGTACGCGTTCAATTGCGCCCTCAACAACCTTAATCTCCTCGCTGTCGTGTTCAAAGCCCATAGCCCGCTCATAAAGCCTTTCAGCTACGTTTGCGTCAGCCAGCTGCTTCCCCGCCTTTACGGACACGGAAAATTCTTCATGTGCCGTTTTCCAGGCATTTACGGTGTCCTCATGCACCTCGAAAAAATCGGCCAGTTCCTTATCTGTCGCCCCTAGTTTGCACAGTTTTTCAGCCTGTGCTGCGTACTCTGGTCTGTAATCTGTTGGTCTGCCTGCCATAGCCTAAAGTTATAACACCGGGGGGACGTGGCAAAAAAAGATTACATCACCATGCCGTCAAACGATCTACCTGGATTGCCGTTATGATCCAGTCCGTCTTTGTCTAGCTGCGCCGCGATTGGCTTTTTGTATTTACCCCCGCCGGAAGGCGAAAACCCTTCTTTTCTTTTATTTCCTTTCCTTTCCTTTAATGCGATCACATTGGCATCGCCACCCGATCCCCACCTGATCGCGTTACCCTTCCGTCCGGCATCGCTGAGCGATTGCCTAGTTGCTTTGTACTGTAACATAGACTGGGTAAGCCTTTTAGACCAAAAAACATCGCCTGAAATCTTGAACAAATCGAAGTCGTTTATAACAGAGGCGATAATTTCCTCTGAAACTTTTAGATCGAACGAAATTGTTCGTATATCACTTTTTTTTAGCTTATGACCATCAGTCTCGCGCAAAATCTCAATTATTGCCCAAAAAACACCATACCCTTCCATACCTAAAGACTGGCGTAATTTGATCGATTTTAGGTCGTTTCTGGCATTAGCATCATGACTAAAATAGTAAGCATCTTTTTTCATATTTGTTTATATTGACGGGTTAATGTATCGTAAGTATAGCAGGCAAATCCGATCTTTCCAAGCCATGAAAACCGCACTTTTTGCACATAGGCGGTAACAACTCCGGTCTCAAAATCACGGTGAATAGACATACCGTTATCAGTTTTGTTGAAAAAATGTGCAGAACCAGAGATATCATACATAGTAGCTGGTGGGTATTTACCATCCCTTTCTTTGGCCAGTTTCCTCGGGTGGGCAACGATAAAAACATGCACATCGCATCTAACTGCAAACTCCCTGATTAGTGTAAGCGCCTCACTAATATACTGCGTTTCTGTGTAGCCTTGCGGTACTTTATGCTCGATATAGTTCCAGGGGTCTATGACCACAC